TGGCCTTGGCCACCTCGATAATCGCCCCGTCGCTCGCGGGATTCTGCGTTAGCTGGCCACCCGACACCGTACAGAAGATGAGTCCTGGCGACCAGCTCCATGCGCTCTCGGTAAAAGAGCCATTTGTTGTCACTTGTACAGAGGCCCCTTCTGCTGCTGCCTCCAGCGTGATCCCTACGATATTGCTTACGTCCTCGGGATTGGTCAGGTCAGGATAATAGGCGTAGCCGTTGGCGATAGCCACGACACTTTCGCCCGACAAGCTCGTCTGCGCTGTAGCGACAATAACCGTCACCCCCGTCCCTGGTGGGCCTTGCTGACCAGGGGGGCCCTGCGGAATATAGGGGTCGATGAAGAGGATGGGATTTTCATTGCCGACGAGCAGCACGCCCGTCGGATCGCCCGTCACCTGGAAACGATAGCTGCCAGCCAGCTCCAGCACGATCGTGGTGTCGGATTCCGACAATTCGTACGTTTCTAGCGCTTGCGTCAGCGGAGCTGTGGTCTCCCCGGCCTCCGTCTGCACCACATTCAGCGCCTGGATCGTCACGCCTGCTGTCAGCCCGTACGCACGGAATACCCAAGGCGCGCCGGTGACCTGCACCTTCTGACTCAGCGTACTGGTAACGCCCGGCCCGAAGTAAAGATTCGGATTAGCTAGCTGGCTGCGCAGCGCCCCGAGATCCACACTCTCGTTCTTGCCACTGAGCGTCGTCGCCGTCACCAGCACATTGCCCAGGGCCGCGCCAGCAAACACCAGCTTGTAATTGCCCGTGATCGCCAGCACCGCGGTTGACTGCTGGTTGGTCAGAACAGTGGGGTTGCCTTTGTAGCTGTAGGGCACCATCGTCCCTGTCGGTGCGTAGAAATTCTGCACCGTCACCGTCTCGCCATCCAGTAGCCCATACGCCTTCAACACCACTGGCGCATTACCTACCTGCACCATAGGGCTAATAGGGCTCGTCGCGTACCGCCCAAACAGCACCAGCTCGTCCGTGCCGCCCACCGCGACGGTAGGGACACTGACAAGCCGGCGGCCGGTCGAGAGGTTGGCATTCTGCATTATGCAAGCACCGCTTCGGGCAGCATCTTTACCGTACCTGCGCTGTTGACGACAAGGTCAAGCCACTGGACCGAGTTGACTGTCGCACTTACCGTCCACGCCCCGCCCGACGTATGGCCCGAGGTCGCTGGAGATACGCAGGTCTTGGCTGACGCCGCCTGCTGCAGAATGACGTTGATCTTCACGTCGAAGCCCGAGGCCGGCGCATTCTGGAATACCCAGCTCGTGACGTTTTCCGTCAGCGTCAGGTAGTAGTCCTCGACGTTACTGGCCAGATTGATAGTGACCACGCCGCTACTGGAGTTGATCACCTGCGAGGGATGAGTACGCGGGGAGGCCGCCGAAGTGGCCGCACTGGCCGCGGAGGTCGCTGCACTGGCTGCACTGGAAGCTGCGCCACTCGCGCTGCTGGCCGCCGCACTGGCGCTGGTAGAGGCGTTACCCGCTTGCGTCGTCGCCGTGGTGGCCGCCGTGGTCGCTGTACCTGCTTCGGTCGTCGCCGTGGTGGCCGCGGCGGACGCTGTCGACGCACTGGTCGCCGCGTTGGTTGCCTGTGTGGTGGCGAGGCCTGCCTGGGTGGTCGCTGTCGTCGCCGCTGTCGATGCCGTCGACGCCGACGCGGCGGCATTGGTCGCATCCGTCCCGGCCGTTGTCGCGCTGCCTGCTGCCGCCGTCGCGGAGGCTGCTGCATTGGTGGCCTGGGTCGTCGCAATACCCGCTTGCGTTGTCGCTGTCGCTGCCGAGGCTGTGGCGCTGGTGGCCGAAGCTCCTGCACTCGTCGCATCCGCCGACGCCGTCGAAGCCGACGTAGCGGCACTGGTAGCGGATGCCGCAGCGGCATTCTGGGAAACAAGCGCTGCGGCGGCTGCGGCCACGGCCGCTTCCGAGGCCACCTGCGTCTCGTAGAGGGTGTAGGGGTCAAGCGACGCCGCCGCCGTCTCCTGACCGATCAGCACCAGCCCGGTGATCGGCGTCTCGATCTGGAAGGCATAGGTGCCCGACAAATCCAGCACCAGCTGGTTGTTGGTCGCCGTGATCGTCGCGTCCACGCCGGCGACACTCAGCGGCACCACGGTGTCCGTGCCGTTCTGGGAGAAGACGTTTAGCACGGTGATGCTCTGATCGCCGCTCAGCCCATACGCACGAAATACCATGGGCGTCGGACCCACCTGCACCTTGGTGCTGACGATCGCCGTGCTCGACGGGCCGAACAAGGGGTTGGGGAAGGCCACTGGCGAACGCAGCAGGCTGACCAAGTCAGCATCCTGTCCCACGATATTCACCTGCGGTAGCGGCGTGCCTGTCACCACCAGCGTGCCGAGTGTGCCCGTGAAGACCAGCTGGTAAGCACCGGTCAGGAACAGCACCTCCGTCGTGTTGTCCGGCGTCAGGACCACCGCCGTACCCGCGCGGGTATAGGGCGAGGATTGGTTCGTCTGCGCGTAGTAGTTGTTGATCGCAACGCTCTGCCCCTCCTGCAGGTTGTACGCCTTGAGCACGACCGGCGTGGCAACGATCTGGACCGTAGGACTGGTCTGGGACGTGGACTGCGCGTTGAACAGCACCAAGCCGTCCGCGCCACCGCTGTCCGCGCTAGGCAGCGCGACTTGCTGATTGAGGGGCTGAAAGGGACCGGCCATGACTTAGGCTCCTGGAGAAGGTGAAGGAGGCGGCAACGCGTACTTGATGCCGACCTGTGGTGGCGTCGCGGCAGGCGGCCCCGAAGCGCTGATCGCGCCCTGCGCGCCGGGCACCGGCGGCTGTTGTGGTTTGGCCTGGTCCGGCCCGACCCCCGGCTGACCCCCGGCCGCCTCTTGAATGGCCTGCTGCCGCGCCTGAGTCTGCTGCGCTTCCTGCGCGTCCGGATCGGGAATGATCTTGTCCACGTCGAGCCCCTGGTCCTGCAGCACTTGGCGCAGCATGTACTGAATGGCCTGCGGTGTCACCACCTGCAGCTGCACGTACGGGGTAAGCAGCTGGAGCAACTCGGTCATGCGGCTCTGCTGCAGCTCGCGCTGGAGCAGCCCGCTGGTGCCCTGCGCCACGATGTCGGCATCGGACTTGATGGTCGGATCATCCGACGTGACGAGATTGAAGTAGTAGAAGCTCCTCACCACCTCGCTGATGCAGTCGTTGTCGATGTTGAGCATCACCGACTTGATACCCTTGGCCGCATTGCCCATGAGCATAGACAGGCCGCCCATCGTGCGCCCCGCGCCGGACACCTGCGGGTTACCAATCACGTAAGCCGGGATGCCCGAGATGTCGTCGGCCATCTTCATGAAGCGGTCGAGGGTGGGGGTCAGCTCGGCCAGCACCGAGGGCACGCTATTGAACTGGATGGCCTTACCCCCGGTGCCACTGAGATCGGGCTGCACGAAGTACATGCGATAGGGGTCGATCTGGGTGATGTCCTCACCCGAAGCGAAGCGATCCGCCGCCACCTCGGCCATCGGGCCTGAGCTGTATGCCGCATTCCGAACCATGGCGCGGACCAGGGAATTACACACCCGCTGAATGTCATATACCAGGTCGATCGGCGAATCGCCCCAGAACGCCCCGTTGCGCTTGGCGAAGCTGGTCATGTGGATCGGCCGCGCCGACACCGGGTTGGGGTTGAGCACGGCGCGCAGCGTAAAGTCGCCGCAGACCCAGACTTCCGCCTCGTAGTGCCGCTGGGGATCATCGACCAGCACGCCCTTGGCGATCAGAAAGTGACCCGGCAACACACCGTTGAAAATGAGCACGTCCAGCAAACGTGTGCTGTACTGGATATCGGGTGCCGTGCCTTCGAGACGGTCGCGCTCCCAGTCGTGGTTCTGGTTGAGCTGAAAGCCGTTGGGATACGCCTTGAGCGCGAGGCGCACATTGACTTCATCGAAACTCTCGATGTCCTTCAGCTCATAGAGCTTGGCACGCGAGAAGCGCAGCCGCTCCAGGAAATAGTCACCATCCTGCGTCGTGGTACTGGCCGGGGACGGATAGGCATCGAAGGGGCTCACGCAACGCGTAGTGGGCAGCCCCACGCTCTCGGCGACGACCGCGTTGCCCTTGTAGGTCGCTTTGGTCTTCTGGATCACCACCGGCGCACGGATGATGGCGGCCGGGTAGGTGCACAGATCAGCAAGGAACTCGGCGAAGGTCTTCTTCCACAGACCGTCGTCCATCTGCTCTTCGATCAGGTTCTCCATCTGACCCGTCGACTCTTTCGCCTTCTTGGCCAGGTAGGCCAACACAGACTTCTTGAGATCCCCCGCGCGCTGACGCACGTCGTCCATGGTCTGCATGCCCGAGTTTGGGTCATTGACCTCGTTGGCCAGCATGGTGATAGCTTGCTCTTTCACATCAGCTGGCAGATCCGGGATCGGTGAGGGTGTCAGCGTCCATGGTTTCTCCATGGTGTTCATCACCACGTCCAGCAGCCACGACTCCGCTGCGCGGGACTTCAGCGCAGCGATGCCGATGTACACGTCAATCTCGCCCACCATCGCCAGCTCTTCGGGCTGATACACCGCCTTCTTTACGCGCAGATTTCGCAGTAGCCGCGCCTCGGTGCCGTTCTGGACCTTGTGGTTGTAGGCCTCGACGTAGCGCTCGCGGATATACCGCGCCAGCGCGTCCTGGAACTCGATATTGGTCACTTCCTCGACGAAGGGGTTGACCTTCTCGGTGCCGCCGGGGGGGTTGTTGGTCAGCACCTTATTTGGTCCCTGTCGGTATACTTGGCAGAGTCAGTCCGCCCTGTAGCTTACCTACCATCTCCTGAAGCACCGAAAAGTCTTGCGGTGTCATCTTCCCCGACCCTAGTTTACCGAGCGCGTCCTCCAAACTACATACCTTCAAGGCATGCTTACCCACCAAGCGCTTCGGCGAGGACGTTGCCATCTCAGCTTTGGATCGGATGCGCATCAGGGAACCCCACAGAATGGGACCGACCCTACACGGCAGCACGGCCCTCGTCAACGACCGACAGGGGAAGGTCTATACCATCATGGTCTTTTTCTTGGGGCCGTGTTCGCGGACGGGCTGAGGACGATAGCCGTACTTGGCCCAGAGGCAGAGATACTGCAGCGCGTCCGCGATGTGGCTGAACTCGTTCTTGTCGGCGATATCGAGGCTGGCACCCTTGTTGTTGCGAGACTCTTTCCACACGTAGCCGGTCGAGAGAGCCTCACGCAGGTTCGTGCAGTGGGGGCTGATGATGAGTCCTTCATCCCGACGCAGGTAGTGGTCGACCGTTTCCTTGCGCACTTGGAAGTTGTTGGTGTACGCCGGGAAGCCCTTGAGGCCGAACTGGCCGAGGATGTCGAACGAGGTGCGCTTGTCATTTGCCGAGCGACCACGCCCCGCGGGGTCACCTGCCACCAGTACGGGATACCCTGGATAGCGCTTGGCCAGCAGCGGCACCAGATACGTCTCCAGGAAGTTCTCCAACGACTCGTCACTCGCGGGCACTTCGTC